TAATGAATCTGATGTGGTCACGCAGACGCGTAGAGGCGCCATAGTTTACAGTGCATATTTTAGACCCCCCATTCCTGAGGTAATCGTCACCCAATTCAAACTCTCCACATACATGATGATGTTATACTGATAGAGGCTATTGGCAGGGAGGGGATACACATTGAGGTCCACTTGAAATAATTTAATACGACTGCTATTGATGCTACCATCGGGTTGAGGCGTCGGCGAGGTTAGTCCAAAAGGATAGACAATCATCTCGGGGTCGGGGAGGCCCTTTAGGTATTTCCATGGAACAACCTGATTGTAATAGGTGATCGGTTTCTCCTCTTGAAGGGGGTTTCCATCTCCTAACATGGATAGGGCACGAACAATCGACCGCTGACCATTAAGAACGATTTGGCCTGAAGAGCCTGCTTGTGTCACATTCGCAGGCCACCCTCCAGGAGGAAGAAAAGGGGGTTTGGAGGGGTTCACCCAGTTCGTCAGATTCCAAATCTCATTTCGATAAGTAATGGTATCGGAACGTCGCGGAAGAATCATAATGCGCTCGATAGGGTTGTGCGTATCCAATTCCACCAGTTGCCGCGAGGAAATAGAATCAAACCGATAGGTTGTTACTTGCCGAACCAGATAGGAGAGAGATTCGGAAGAAAACTGGATACGCTCTTCATCTGTCACATAAACATAGGTCATCTGAATACGGGGCTGAAACGCCCATGATTGAAGGAGAGGAGCAGGTGTTCCAATGTCGGTCAGGAATTGATTGATCGTCACGTCGCTGATGTCGGACACCGAGCTATAATAAACATTATCAGGCTGCGAGGGAATCGTAGAGGCATTGAACTCATATCCTGGCGCCACTTGAACACCGTTTCGATCAAGGATACGATAGAGTTCACGAATGGGACGCAGAGTAATCTGAATTTCACATTCGTGATACTGAAGTGCCACCAATGGAAGCGCACCAAAGGTGGATTCCGCAAACCATAATGGAAGAGGGACTGATAGGCGTCGGCCCGCAATGGAAGGGCGATTCACATTGGGAGGCGTGGTGGTGGATCCTGACGGGCCGTTATTATTATACACGGTGGGATAGCCGCTTTGTGAATTGCCACCATTATAGAGACCACTCGCAGGATCATACAATTCGGGAACATCTCCCACGAGGGACTGCCATTTTTGATAGGTGCGCGAATCCATGTCACACTGTGCCTTGGCAATCAAATACTCACCACCACATTCCTGGATCTTTTGGCCACCGATGAAAAACGCCATGTTCTGAATGATATGACAGCCGATATACCGTGTCCACGCAAAGTTGTATTGGGCCTGTCGGCCTGATGCGGTAGGTAGATTGATAAACTTGGAATAGATATCGGGTAGATCAAAGACAAAATAAATGTCACGGACGAGATCGGCAATGCGCTGGAGCTTAAAGCGAACCTGGACGGGCTGGTCGTAAAGGAGATCCTGTGGGCCATCCATGGCAAAGGTCACAGATTCCTCCGCAAAATGCGCATATTTCTTGTAGGTTTTATAGAAATAGGTGAAATCGGGATTGCCGCTCAAGAGGACATTTTGTGCTCCGTAGGCGACGAGAGAAAACAATCCACCACCTGGCATTGGTTTTACTAGTATAGATCGAGATCCTTTAGACCTATGTGGGGACACTGCCCGCCAGGGGCGGGCAGTTTCCCCACACCCCTCTCCCATGGAGCGGACTTGTATCTACACACCCCTATGGAGGCGCACAAAGAAGGACCGCACAAACAAGGGCCGCACATACCCTTTCGTGGTGTCGTCTCCCATGTGGATTATAAAAACACATGTTGATTCATACCTCGTCCCTCCACATAGATAGTGGGATACTTCGTAGGATCTAGATGTCTGGAAATGATTTCAATACGATCTACTATATGGATTAACTTAAACATCCCAAAAGGGCTAGCATACACACATCCATTTGCAAAAGAATTACATATTTTGTCTGATAGAAGGTTCTGATTGGATGGTAATTCGGCACGATAGCCTCGAATTGCACCATACGTAAACATGGGGGCGCACCAATAGCGCAAGAGAAGAGGATTCATTGATTATATGATGATAGATGGATTTAAGTGGGCGGGAAACCGCGCCTTCACTTAGTTGTTATTCGTCCACCACGTATCATCCAAATAAGGTGCTGTCGATGAATCCATCACATCAGAATCCATGATAGTTGATGGCCCTTCCAACATAAGCTGTTGAATCTCGGAATACGACAGCGCATAATTAAAATACGTCAGGCGGCTAAGATGTCCCTTCATCGCGCCATACACCTGAAATCCGTGCTTATCTACCGAAGGGACATGAGATTGATCTAGTTTTATTTGACGCTGACTGAAGCAGACAATATCCTGATCATTTTGATATGGAGTAAACCCATCAAATGAGAATCGTTTGGACAAATTACCATTGATAAAGATATCTAGCGCATTATCGTTACAGCTGATCACGACATGAACCCATTTGGAGATCGGAAAGTTATCCACTTCCACGTAATTATTCCATGTGCGATAGGTATTCATATAGACACGAAGAGTGTTCGTATCTGATCGCAAATAGACGCCGGGTGCCAAAAGAGGGAACTGAGAACTGTATCCCTTATGAAACACATGGAGCAGACCCTGCTCTTGGCGAAAAGAGGCAGGATTCACATTGATAAAGAAAGAGTAGCTAAATTCAATTCCACTTCGCTCATTGGATGACAGCGAGATCGGTTTGGATCCTGCTGCGTTCGGATTCTGACCAATGATTTTGGTTCGCACATCGGTCGGACAGGTATTTGGAATAAGCTCCGTTCGATTCGTATGGAGGCGGTTCATATAGTTTACCATCATCTCAATGAACAAAAAAGAGAGATAGACACATCCCACAAGAATTACAGCATAAATCACCTGTCCAATCACATCGGATTGAACAACATTTGTAAGGGTTGTTACAACACTGCTACTCGCCTCTGTTACCGCGTTTATCTTACTTGCATTCGTAGGGCGTGTGGTTACGTTTGCAGAGCCCGACATGCCTTTTACTAGTTTGTATGATTTATTTTATAGGGGCCCTATGCGTTTGCGGATTCGGAAGTTTTCAAGGGAGTCACTGAAATAGAGACGCCTGGCGCAAAGATGGACGACATCCATCCTCCTAATGAAGTAATGGGTTCAGGTCCAGCCATGTAGATCTTGTGAACCGACTCGGGATTCAATGCGGTATCATACATTGTCGTCGTAGACAGTTGTCCACCAAACCCACCGTAGTCCAAAAGCTTCGCAGATAGCCCACTAGAATCCACTTTGTATTGTGTGGGGAGAACACAGGAACGTGCCAACTTGCCATCTGTATAAACGTCTACTGTCTTCGCATTGACAGACACAGTAAGATGAACCCATCGTTGAAGATCAATCTCGGGTAGATCGCATAAGGGGGCACTCTTACTATTTCCCTTACTGCCAGTGTCCATGGAAAGAGAGGTAAAGAGAGGGGTGAGAGATGCTTTGGAGAGATCATCATCCGCATGGTGACGATGTGGCATTCCTTGTTCATGCGTATGAAATCGGATGTGAAGTGTGGGGGTTCGACCCCCCAGATAGATCCGAAACGTATCAAATCGCCGACCACCTATACGCAAGATGGACTTCATCAATCCAGATCGATAGGACCAATTGGAGACATAGATCCATGTGGAGACTGTAAATTCTCCTCCCTCAAATAGGCGTGGGAGTTGATCGGCGCGGACAATGATGTTCTGACCAGATTCAACCTTTGCAGATTGAGTAGTGGCGAGTAGAGTGTAGAGAGTTCCTGTGCGAGGACCAAATAAATACTGATACAGATAATACATTCCAAGGAGACTCACAAAGACAAGCAAATAGGGAATCATGTATTGAAGCGGTGCTGAATCACGGCTTCCCTGGTTTGCGTTCATCTTCTGTCAGAGCCGAGGATAATCTTCCTGAATGCCTAGATACACTCAGGCATAGGGCGACTTCCATTGTTGCATCCCATTTTGTGGAGGAGAGGTAAGGGGGCGACACGGTAAACCGGGGAGACACTGTGCTGACAACTTTGGAAAGGGTAGAAGCATATCAATCGAATTCGTTTCTAGAATATTATGATTGCTATCCACATACGTCAGGTGAATCTTTTCTACCTCGCTAAGAGTCATGCGGCTTTCCTGGACAATCACATGAATCGCTGAACCTCCCAGTCCTTTTTGTCCTACAGAGAGCGGACTGCTGATGATGACAGGATAATTTTTTAGCCGCTGGGAGGCAACAATACGACCATCATAGATGACATCAAATCGACGACCCTCACGAAGAATCGCAATAAATACCCATTTCTGCATCGGAATGGGGGGAAGATCGATGATCTCTTCTCTTACTGTTCCATCTGTGGTTTTCACACGAAGACGTGTAGAGCGTTTACTCCTTTCACGAGACCCTACCATTGACTCTAGGAACCAATTGTTTTCCACTTGGATCAGAGGAATATATCGTTGCCCATGATGTGCTGTTCGATCACCACCTTTCAGATAAAAGAATCCCATGACGGATGAACCACTGGAACCTAGGATTTTTTTTTGCGTGACATCGGGCAACACCACATCGGTCTTGGTATCTAATGGAGTCAGGGTGAGTAACATATCTTTTGGACCTGATGGATGATAGAGGATCAAATATACCACATAGATGATACAGGCGACAACGGCGGCTTGTAAAAAAAGGGTAAGAAACTCCATCCTATCTACTTCTCTGAGGGGATTCCTACGAGCTGCTTATGAGAAGAGTGCGGAACCCGCAGACGAAAGGGAGGACATTCTGGAGGATGCACTAGTAGCGGCAGTAGAAGCAGCACTTGCAGCATCGGAGAGGGATGTACATGACGTAGAGGAGGGGATGGGTCCCAGATTGAAGTCTTTTGCCGTAGTGAGAGCAGGGGTTGCCTCTCGTATTTCAGAAGCACTCAGGGTGCGCCCCCAGAGTTTTAGCTGACGAAGTGTAGCGAGCCCTGGTATCGGGACGATATTGCCCGTAATATCCAACGGAGGCGCTCCAAACCGTCGCGTTTTTACAAGTTGTCCGTTGAGGTAGACCTCCATGCCCTGTTCGATGATTACCGCGCTCAGCCGAAATGGGGTTTGGACAGGAACATTGGGAATGATCACATTTTCCATGTGGTGCTGTTTATTTAATACAGATACCATCAGGTCATTGGTATCAGGCATCAATGCCACAGCAAGATTGTAGCGATGTAGAATGCCAAGAAGGGTTTCTCCAGACGGTGTATCTTTTAGAACTCCTCCACGGTGAAATAAGAGACGGGGTGTAGCAGAGAAGGCAAGGGGATTCTCAATAAATAGATCGACATGGAAAGAATATCCATAGAATTGAGTGCGAATGGGTAGGCTCGTATTTGGAAGTTCAACGGATGACATGGACCAATAGAGGATTCCATCATCAAATCCTGGGACAGGAATGAGACCCGGGGTGCCAGGACGAAGACGAAAGATAGGTGTAATAAAAAAATGGACAAACAAGACGATGATCAATAGAACACAGAGGATCGCAAAGACATAGGCGATCATACGAGAGAATTGAAATCCATTCGCACTATTTGCTGCGCTTGCTGTTGCGGTTGCTGTTGCGGTTGCTGCGCTTGTTGCACTTGTTGAAAAGAGACTTCCAAAGATGCCTGGGGTAGATCGCGCGTTAGTAGAAGCTTTTGAGGGGTTTGGGTTAAATATAGATGAAACTGTATCTCCAACATAACCTATCACAGACTTGTCTTGTCCTGATTTATTCAATGGTTTGGATGCGAGCTCTTTAATCCAACCGAGAACGGTGTCATTCTTTTGAGCAGGTGCCGCAGGTGTCGCAGATGCCACAGCGGTAGCAGCCATTCTCTGATACTTCCTTTTGTTTTTGAATGGAGCATAAACAACCATGCCCGTGTAGAATCAATATGGCAGCTCTACCGGACTGCACGGTGACAACAGGTTGTTTTCTTCTACAGAAATACCATGCGGGCAGTCGAAGTCTCGCAGAGACCCTACAAGGGATGGAGGCACTCTTGGCGGTTCCATGCTATCTCGTGATCTACTGTAATCAACCGCTCTATGATCATATTGTGGAGCGACGGCGCTCCCATCATCTAGAGAGTATCACGCGGGTTATCTTGATGGAAGTGGAGGACTTGTGGGCGCACCAATTTGCCGACAAGATCCGTGCTAATCGTGAAGTCTACTGGCCGACACGAGATGCGCGAATTTCTGTAGAGAGCACGGTGGTCGTGTTTAGCAAGTTTAGCCTGGTGCTTCGGACGATGGAGCAGAATCCATTTGGGACATCGCGGGTTGGGTGGATAGACGGTAGCCTCAATAAAATGGGCTCAAAAGTGTGCATGGATGGACAATTAAGTCGGCGATTGCTTTCTACATTACACCAAATCACAGAGCGTTTCCACCTGATGATCCTCAACGTAGAGGATAAAAAATACAAACAGGCTGAGTGGAAATGTGCCTATTATCAGCAAGCACGATGGGTTGCAGTGGGATGCTTCTTTACATGCTCAGAACGAATCGGTCGTCCGATTCTTCAACGTCTTCAGGAGGTCGTAAGGGACACGATTCATCAGGGGGTCGGACATCATGAAGAATATTGCTACCTGGAGGTACTCGATGAATTTTATGATGATATTCAACGAGGCTATGGTGACTATCAGCAGGCAGTGCATAACATGATTAAACCCGTAGAGAATCTGGTATATATCTATCACAATATCGTCATGAAATATTATTATCACGGCTATGATCGCGAGACAGAAGATGTTTGTAAAGCCATCATTTCATCCTATGACGAGGGTCTACCAGATCTCAACATGGATTTATATGTTAGGATCTGGTCGGTGCGATATTTGTCTATGATGCGACATGATGTGGTCCGCGGGGCAGAGATGGGGGAGCATATTCGTGCGTCTATCAAAAAACACCCGTTGTTTGCCCATCATTTTTATGAATTGAAGTATTTGATTGGAATGGAGGGATTTCAGTTATGAGATTGTGGTCCGTTACAGCAGCGTCATATTTGATCGACGAAGCAGCGTTCGGATCGCACACGTTTCCACCAACAGTCCATTCGCATACACGCCATCATTCATACCATCGTCTTCATTTTCTAGAGCAAAATGATAAATCGAATACGTCCCCGCCGAATTCCACGGCTCCGCGCGCTCATCCACACACGCCATAAGTCTATATTTATTGTCCGTCACAAACAGTTTTCCTAGGCGCGCAATGGTATCCTCCTTTTGCTTCTCTGTGATAGGAAACTCGAGAATGGAATGGCACCCCGTTAGATACAGATCCTGCTTCAACGCGGGATACTGGGAGGGCGAGCATCGGTAGAGACGGTTTTCAGTGCGAGTATCATCACCAGGATTCTGAATGGATCCCTTTCCTACTGCGACCACCTTCTTCCATCCACGAACACTTGTTTTAACAAGCGTTCCGTTCCTAAGGTTCTCCACAGGAACATACATCTCCACGTCATTGATCAAGCAGAGAATGGTGGATCCCTCTAGGAAACACGGGGTAGATCCATATAATTGATAGGAACCGTCCGCATTCAGAACGCTTCCATCCGCATAGACCACGTTCTGAGGGGACGATCCTGAACTATTGGACGCCAGTCTCCAACTCGTAAATCCGCCAAAGGGGCCGCCGTCTCCCACCGTAAAGGACCCAGAATAACCAATTGGATTGTTATAGGCGAGGGCATCGGCCTCGGTGGCATAATAGGTTAAGGGTGATCCTACAGACAACGCCTGTTCGCTCATCGGGCCAATAAGGAGACGAGGAGTGTATTCAGTGTGACGGGTCTCATGTGAGATACCCTCCTGAAACACAAACGCTGTATTGGAGCGAATCGGATAGGACTCGTCTCCCACTATGAGCTCACCAGGGCTATCATTCAAATACAGGAGATGGGTATATTCAAACGCTTGGGAGGTGACATCCACGTGAGGAGCCGTGTCTCCCTTGATCCACCGCATGGGAATGGAGTGGACCGCGGAAAGATCCAGACCGAACGCTGCGTGAAGGGCCGTGCGAAGGGCATCCGTCATAGGGATCGTAAAATAGACCCTTCCATGTGGGCGAGTGTCCAAACTCTCTTTGGCAGCAAGGACTTCAGGAAGACGCTGCAACTGGTCCAGCACGTCCGATGGAAAGATGTTGGTATGGATGGACGCCATTCTACTTTATCTCTCCTTATTTGTGGGGAGATTGTATACGCCGGATGGCGAATATGGCGTGAACAGGTAAGTCTTTACGTGCTCCCATACGTCTGACTCAGCATATAGCACACCCCTCCAACAGTGGACAAGAGGATCCCTCCTGTGATAAACCCTTTGATGAACGAGCGGGTATCCACTTCCGTCATGTCCTCTGGGGTCCAGACAGGGGAACGATCACGGCGGCCAAGACGCTCATAGTAGACCATTACTTCATCGAGGGTCCACAGGGGCTTCTGAAGCGTCTTATTGACGGCATTATGAAGCGTGACTGTCCACTGAATGAGATCCGTCCGTGAATCCAGAAAGGGCGTGAGAGGGTGGGCGGCGATGTGGGCCGCATAGTGGGTGCGACAGATCGGACAGGGGAGTAAATGTGCCAGAGACTCGTAAAAGTCTTTTGCGCATTTCTTATCCGTATAAGTGGGGTTCTTCGGATAACCAATGGCAACCAAATGAATCGTGTGCCAAAAGAAGGGTCCCCATACACGCGGGGGAAACTGCATCCTATTACACGGGGCGTTCTTTGGTATCATAAGGCGCACGCATGTTGCCCTATAGGGCGCGGAGTCACGCATATCTAAAGAAGAAACGGTGTGGTTGCCTAGCATGGATGGTCTCCACCGTATCCCCCACTGTACCAATTGTGGCCTCCCAGGTCACGTCTT